CGCTTATACACGATCTACGGTGCTAGGCTGAACACGCCGATAGTGACGCTGGTGTCGTCGTCGTACGTCCAGACAAAATCCCCCGACGCGTTCGCGTAGCCTGGTGGGATAGTCAGCAGGCCAACGTCGTTGGTAAGCACGACCAGCGATAGCGCGGCGACGGGAAGGGCGCCGAAGTTAGCCGCCCGAGCCGACGCGACGGGTGCGGCGACGGTCAGCGTGTGCGTGGAGCTGTCGGCGTTTTTCATCACGACTAGCAAACCGCTGGCCGCGTCGACAGAATCGCCCGCAGTCGTGGCCGCAACGAGCACGGCGTCAAGGTCTGCGCGCCCTGCTTTTGATACACTAATTGGTACTAAAACAGTCATGTTATACGTCTCCCACGACAGACACGTCGCTGTTGCTTTGGAATGTTGCCTCGAAGTTTAAGAGGCCCGGCGTGTCGCCTGTCTTACCGAACGAGGTGATTGAGAAATCACCCTCAATGTATCCGCCGGTGTCGAGGTTTAGCAGTTTAAAATGCCCGCAACGCTGGCCGCTCGTCGCCAGGGCGGTTAGTCGTCCGCTGCCCACGACGTTTAAGCCTGTGGCGGGGTCGGTGATGCCCGTGCGCTGATCAGCGACGCCGGAGACGTTAATCGTCGCCGAGCTGTAGCCGGTCCACTCGCTTTCCGCGTAACTGCCCGGCGTCGAGCTGTTGGTTGTGTCCTCGACCGGGTTGTCGAAGGTGTAGCCGCGCGTCTTAACGCCGCCGCCCAGTTCCCACAACGTGTCGGCGTCGTTACGGATCAAAAAGACAAGTTGCCGTCCTTTCGTGATGTTCGGATCGCAAATAGCCATTCCGGCCTCCTATCGATTGCGGTACGTGTAAAAATTCATCGAGTAGATGAACCTCTCGTTCTGATCTTTGCCGAGGGCGCCCGGTGGGCTCGTCTCCTCGAATCCTTTATAGTTTACGCCGTCAATACACGCGTTGTCTAGTTGCCCGAGTAGTAGGTCGCTGATCGACTTGGCGCGGGCGTAAACGTCAACGTCCCGCGAGCCCGTCGGCGCGCCCTGCTTCTCGCCGCGTACAAGGATCTGCACGCCGGGTTGCTCGAACAGCGCGGTTAGTTCGGACGTGACGCCGACACCGGCCAGGCATAACACCTGCGCGTCGGACGGCCCCCACTCGCCGCCGTATAGGTCGGTCCCGATGGTGCCGAGGCCCGCCGCTTCAATGATCCGCATGACCGCGTAGTATGGCGCTTGAGTCGTCAAAACTTGGCCCGCCTTGCGATGATCGCGAGAATCTGCCGCGTGTTGCCTGCAGCCCTTTCTAGGAATTTAGGCCCGCTTCCCGGTTTGGTGAAATTGTTAGTTGCTGGCATCTCGTGGACAAACGGCGCGTACTCGGCGGTGTACCCGACGGCCACGATCGGCTGTCGGCCGCCGATAACTTCCTTTGTGAATGACGAATTGACCAGCACGCCGAATTCCATCGGCGCCAGCTCGTTAGACTCGCCCTCGATGAATTTGCCCGCCTCGAGCATACCGGCGCCGGTGCGCCCTTCGATCTGGCGGATCTCGCGGTTTAGTTTGCTGATAACTCGGGGCAGCCCGGCCGTGCGTGTCTGTCTCACGCGAACCACGCCTTGCGCAGCGTGCCGCCGCCTGTTGGCGTAAAGCTCAACGCCCGCACGTCGTTGGAATCGGTAACGGGTGTCGGGCTGGTCGTCTCGCCGAAAAACACCATCGAACCCGCGACAAGCTCCGGGGCGTACGCGTAGCACACAGCGGTGCTCACGATGGTGTCGCCGTTGCTGTCGGTGAATTTCTTCTGCACGTAGGCGATCCGTGCGCTGTATACCACTGGCGCGGACCACGACATGCCGCCGAGGCCGTCATTGCCGACGGCGTTCCATACGGTGATTTTTTCAGGTAGCGGGAAGCTCAACCAAAAAAGGCGACCAGCGCCGGGGCCTTGTCGGCCTGTAAGAGACACCCGCCGGTCAGCGTGTTAGCCGTTTGGCCGTACGGGGTTGACACGATGCCCGCCCCGCTAAAACCGCCGACGGCGCGCTCTACAGTGTAGTTCTCGAACGTCTCGCGCTTGATGATGCCCGTCGCCTCACCCACTTTAGCCATTGCCATAAGGTGAGCGGCGAGCCATGCCTGCGCTGCGTCCTTTGCCGGATCGGTCAGGCCGCGACTCAACAGGCACGCGGAAATTCCGGTCAGGATAAACCCGGCGGCATCAATGAAGGGCTGTACGGCGGCGTCGTCCAGTGTCGCCCCGTTGATGGCCTTTACGGTCGCGACGGTCGCGGTCATGGTGTTACTTTTTAGCCGCTTTAGCTAACGCGGACGCGTCGGCGGCCTGTTGGCTTACGGTGGCTTCGAGCTGCGCCTTGTCGGCCAGCAGCTTTTTGATTGTCTCGTTGGCCTCGATTAGCTCGGCGTCGGCCGTGCTCGGCACGTGTGACGCGACCGCCAGGTCGGCCAGTAGTGCTACTTTATTGACTAGCGTCGCGGCGCGTTCAGCGGTCATTTCGACGTGCTGCCCGACTGCGTAGTCTAGCGTGTTAGGGCGCACAACGACGTACGTCTGCTCGGTTTTTTTAGACATGGCTCGCGCCCTCTCGTTAAACGTTTACGGGGTAGGTCGCGGTGCCGCCTACGGGCGACACCGGGGCCGGTTTAGGCGGTCGTTAAGTGACGAATACCTGTCTGGTTGGTCTGCGTAGATTTGATCTGGTGGACCATTGCGGCGTACGTTGTGACCGTCTGCGGTGCCAGCGGGTTGGTTTTAATGTGCGGCACGGCGATGATGTCCGACGCGACGGCCAGCTCAACGGTGCGCGGCGCCATTTCAACGAGAACAGCCGAGGTGCCCGCCAAGAACTCGGCGGGCTTGACGTCCTTGACGTACGCGATCTCGCGAATGCGTTGTAACACGGTCTTGTCGCTGTTGGCCTTGTTGTCGTTCTGTAACATCGTCCAGATCGCGTTGCTCACGTAGACCATGACCGAATCATTGTCGACGCCGCCCTGCGTGGACCACATTAAACCGAGCTGGTACGTCAGCTCGGGCACGATCAGCCCGATACTAGCGATAGCCGCCCAGTCTGAAATAGTGCCTGTTCCCCTATCCGGGTGCGTGGTGTATCCGTAGATCGGGAACGCCTGCCCGGCGTACGTGACGGTGATCGCCGCGTTACCGTTAAACAGCGTTTTCTCGACCCGTTCGGACACTTTTCGGACCGATTCAGACAAGCCCAAGGACCGCTTGTAATCGAAATTCATCTGGCGCATGGGCACATCAAAACCCATGTGCGTGATGGGGTTCGGCACGAACTCCTCGGTGAACTTGGTGTCGTTGCCTTTGGACGTGTTCGGGTTCATGTCCTGTTCGGCATCTTCGAACTCGTTAACGTTCTCAAAGCCGACAAGCTGGTCGCTGATCGCGACGCTGAAAGACAAGCCGCTGTCCATCAAGTCGCTAACCCCGTTCAGTTTGCGGCGGCGGATCTCGACGATCCGATCCCGGATGATCAAGAAATCCTCGTGGCGCACGGTGCCGCTCGCGTTAGTGAGCAGCGACTTGGCGTCGTCGGATCGTTCCACGACGTCGCCCGCCAGGTTAGTGACGACGTATTTCTGCAGACCGGCTTTAGAAAAAACCGCGTTGTGCAGTTCGGCGTAGCGTGCCCTGGCGTCGGGCAGGTTCGCGATGTTGGCGGCGTGCAGGTCACGACCAGCGCCGATTGAGCTATACAGTGTATTTAATTGGTTCATAATGTCGGCCCTCGTAGTGCCAGTTGGGTTTTTGCCGTGCAGCCGTTAGGCGACGCGGGCCAAGATGCGGACGCTTGTCGCGCCGCCGCTGTTGTTTACAGCTTCGACGGCGTACGCGACAATGCGATTACTCTGCACAATCACGTCGGCAGCCTGCGCCACGTACAGTTCGAGCGTCCCGTCACCCGCCGACATCAGCGCCACGCCGTCCGCAATGGCCGTTGCGCTGGCCGCCACTAGCGCGTTGACGAGCTGGCCGGAGTGCGCCGCACCGTACCGGACAGACGCGCCAGCCGCGTAGGCCGTGTCGATTGTTCCGCCGACCGGCAGGTTCTCAAGCGCAAACAGCTTTTGAGCGTTGCCGCCCGCTGTCGAATGCTCACGAACTTTGCCTGCGTTTTCTTCAACCAACATACCCGGCACGATCGCCGTGCTGGCCGCCGAAACGCGGGCAGATTCAATCATCGCGCCAAGCGCGCCTACTATAACTGCTATTACTTGTCTTGCCATTGTCCTGCCCTCGTAACCTTGTCGGGTTTAGTGTCTGTTAGTCGCTTGTGTAGTCTACGCCCTTGCCAGCGTTGCCGCCACCATTGGTGCCCTTTTGGCCCTGCGGGCTGTAGTCCTGCGCGGGGGTCAGCGAGTTAGAAATCCGCTCGACGGCCTCGTCGGACATCGTCGCCAGATCCTCGGCGGTCATTTTACTGTTAGCGACGATCGTCGCCTCGGTCGCTGCGCGTGCGTCCTTCGCGGCTTTCTGGTACGCCTCGAACCCGTCGCGGTTTGCCAAGTAGGCTGTTAGCCCCTCGGCGTCGGCGGCCTTGACAATGGTGTCGCCCGCGTTCGTTACCAACGCGGACAGCTCGTCGGGCGTCAACGGGGTGGGCGTCAACGCGACAGTCATCGACTCCGCGAGGGTGTTAATCAGCACCGCCTCGTCCATCGCGTCAAGGTGTGCGTGATCGGCGGCAGTAAACGCCGTCGCCTTGTTGGCTATGATCGCCAATATTAACTTTGCTTTATCCACGGTGTGTCCCTCGTTCGCGTTGGTTA